CATCCAACAAAACAGCGTTCCTGTACTTTATGACTTCTGTGAAAACTGCTGTTGTTCAGTTTTCTTCGTTGCCTATTTTTGGCGCACCTGTCCTTATGTCTCGCCACAGTCCCGCCGGTGTAGTTGCTGAGATGGGCAAAATGATGTTGGTCTTCAACGACGTCGGCGTTATTGATAAAGATGGAAAACTCAGTCAAGTGTCCTTGGCAAACTCCCGTCGCGTTAAGATGAATGAGGAAGAGCAACGGGCTATTGAAGCAATGACAGACCGTGGTGTCAGTGAGATCACGATGGCCTATGACTTGATGGATCGCCGCAAGACTCCGTCAACTAAATACTCTGGTGCGTGGAAGACTGCAACTAACATGATGGGTGGCTTGTTCCACCACGTTGAGCGTTTGAACCGTGAAGTCATGTTTATGACCTCGTTCCGTTTGAGCCGTAAGCCCGGGCCAAATCAACTATCTTTTGATGACGCGGTCGAACAAGCGGTTAAGGATACTTACGATGCTCTTGGTAACTTCTCCGAGCAAAACCGTCCACGCATGATGCGCGGCCCAGCCGGTCGTACGCTGTTGCAATTTAAGACTTTTCCTCTTTTCGTAACCACATACTTAACCCGTAATGGCTATCGTGCTATGGCTGGTATGGATGCGGCGGCTAAAAAAGAAGCGGCTACTCAACTGTTTGGCACTTTGTTTATGTCTGGCTTGTTAGCTGGCTACGTTGGTGTCCCGGGTATCAGTGCGGCTATGGGTGCTATCCAAGGCATTATCAATGCAATGCGCGATGAAGATGATGAAGATCCGTTAGAAGAGCGCGACCTTGAGTTCTGGTTCCGCAGTGTGTTTATTCCTGAGTTCTTTGGTGAAGCTCAGATTGGTGGAAACAAAATCAGTGACATCATTGACTCCGGTTTGATTGACACCATTACGGGCTACAACATGTCTAATAGCTTGTCGATGAATAACATGTGGTTCCCAGACTTAAAAGAGCAACGCACTCTTGAAGACACAGTACGGGAATACGCATTGTCGTTGGCAGGGCCGTTTGCTAGTTTGACATTAAATCAAATACCTTCGGCTATCCGGCTACTGCAAGAGGGTAAAACCATGCAAGGCTTGGAAAGACTTCTCCCTGCCGCTTTGCGCCAGCCGTTGACTGCGGTTCGGTATAGCGAAGAAGGCGCTACAACAAGTACAGGCGCGGTTATTAGAGAGCCTGAAGAGTTTACAAAGGCGCAGCTACTTGCTCAAGCAGCCGGTGCACGGACTACAGGTTTGGCCTCTGCGCAAGAAGCTAACTTCAAAGCCAACGCACTTAAAGCTAAAGTGATAATTGAAAAAGGCAAGCTCGTTAATCGTGTTGACCTAGAAGCCTCACGGGGCGATGACGAAGCCTTTGATGACGCACTGGAAAAACTAATTGCGTTTGGTGCGCGTAACCCACAAGCTAGGATTGATGGCGCAGACTTAAGCAAGTTAGTTCAAGCGCGTATAGCTAAGCGTGCTAAGGCTGATCGTGGGTTTGATGTGGACAAGAAGTTCTACCCATACTTGGAACAGTTGCTTGAATCCTCTCGTGAGAAGCTCGAAAGAGAAGCGGCGAAATAAAAAACCCCCGGGGATTAGCCGGGGGTAAAAGGAGGGCAACCAAAATAAACCGTCGGCAACTGCTTCCCGACAACTTAAGTTTAGCTTAAAGCCTCCACACTCGCAAACCTTTTATGCCGTCTTCTACGACTACTTTCGTAAGTAGTTCCATCTTTAGTCGGCGGGCCACTCGGTTAAGTTCCGCTTTAGCCTTTGCTGTATCAATGCAGGGTACAAAAAACGAGTACCCCTTGCGGAACTTGGCCCAGTTAACCTCATAGTGAACTGTCTCGATTTTCATCGGTGGTTTCTATGTGAATAAAATCAGCTTGAGACGCATCAAACATCAGCGCACGCACTGCGGGGGACACAACCTTCATGCCCTTAGCCATGCGCTTGTTGACCGCTTCTTTAAATACATTGACCTCTTTTAGCTCGCGCAGTATATCTTTATAGTTAATCTGGCGCTCGACACAGAAGTCTTTGAACGCCTTGGCCGCAATCCATAACAACTTGGTGTCTGGCTCGTAGCGTATGAATAGCTCGCCTCGTGGCTCCATAGTCGGCATAGGAATCATGTTGCTTCGTGCGTCATTCTCGCCGTTTACAACCAGAGCGTGGTTCATGTTGCCGTTGATGAATTCGCCAAGGGTAGAGGCAGGGTTGCTGATCGGTGGCTTTACGTCTTCGCGCATCTCGCCGAGCATGCCCACCAACCATGTATAGACTAGCTTCATGTCGTAGTCGTGCAGTTGCAAGTTCTTGGCAATCAAACCACCGGCAATGTTACATGCGGCTACGGCTGACCAGAAACGCTCACGCTGTGTGAACTTAACTTCCTTGTCGAGCTTGGCCTGAATCTGACGCACCAAGTCTTTGGCATCTTCCAAGTTGTTAACAAGCCACTGGGCGTAAATCTCACCGGCAAACCCATAGTTCTCACGCAGTTGGTGGTCAAACATCTGCTTGCCTACCTGCACGTCAATCAGGTTGTTAGGCTTGATCTCGTACTCAAGTAGACGCATAGACTCGCCATCGGGGGAATCCTTGGCCGCGCCAAGCTTTTGGTAGAAGCTAGCGTTTGAGGACGTTAAGGTCATGCCGTTCCAGCTAGTCAAGTTGACACGCTCCTCGTTGACCGAGCCACGCATCTTGTTCTTGCCCCGACCCTGCGAAATGCTGTACGACAAGTCAGAGAACTCCGTGGGGCTGGTGTTCGTAATCTCGTCAATGGTGTTGGGCAGGTTGTTCATCACACCAAGCCTGTGCATCTTTGCGTTGAACGTATCTTTCCAGATCGAGGCGTTCTTAACTGGGTGACCCCATACACTGTTGCACATAAACAACGCTGTCGACTTGCCTGAGCCTGAGCTACTGTGAATCAAGTTAATGATTGCACCAGACATACCTGTAAATTTCAACAGTGGTGAACCGAACGCTGTCAGTGCGGCAAAGGCATGGGGCTCAAGGCCGGGCCTAGCGTACATGTTGAAGACTTCTTTCCACTTGTCAAAGTCACCGTGCTCAGTAAGGTGCTCGGCTACCGACTTGGTAATGTGTGAGGGCGGGCTGTAGTACACGCCGTCCTTTGTGATCTCTCTGTCGCCGAGAATGAACTTACTGTCATTGTCGACCCAACCAAACTGTGTTCTCATAATATCTGCTCTCCGCATAACTTGTAAATTTTTAACTGCTGTAATCACATACACGCACATGAGGTCAACTTGCTTACTAAACAAGCCCACGCCCTTAGCCGCCAATGCTTCCCGCAGTTTGTCTTTTGATGAAAGGACTCCGAGTGGAATTGCAAACTCTTTCATGCCGTCCATGGGTAGGTGCAATCGGAATAGCAATGTCTCCCCAATATCGGGGTCGGTTAGCCGCTTGATGATGTATAGGTCGTGCTCATACACAAGGTCTGGTTCCGCTTCATCATCCGAGGGCCTGCGGTAAATGCCGCCGTTCTTGCCCCTGAAGAATGGGAATGGATACTCAGGTATGCGTACAGTCTCAACCTCACCGTCCTCGGCTTCAACTACAACGTCGTAGTCTTCGTCTTCGGCTTCTTCAATTTCCACACCAAGCATGATGGGGGACTTGATCTTGCCCTTGTGTTTACACCCTTCACAGCCTGTGGGGTTCTGCTTCTCAAAGGTAGCGCAGTGATGCGGCCCACCCGTGCGTTGCAAGTCTTCAACTTTGTACTCGGTCTTAAACCGGTCGTAGTCTGGATGCTCCGCAGACATTTTGTGTATTGCGGAATCTCGGTCGACGCAAAAAGTTGCAATCGAAAGCGCTGAGCGCCATAAGTTGTAGTCGAGTGTGGCTTGATTCTCGTAGCAGTGCATCAGTTGGTTGCAACCTTCGCCCTGCGCTGATTTCAGCATTATTGTTTTGAAACGCTTGACCTTATTCTGCATCACCGATTCCATCAAAGGACTCATGGTGCGCGGGATAAAGTCTGGCCGCTCGTCTTCCGGTTCTGGGTCGGGTGCGCCGAGTAGCTCTTTCACCTGCGCGTAGGTCATGCGCTGAGTGACTTCGTTGAGAACCGTTACTTCTACCGGTTCAGCTTTAAAGTTGTATGTGCCGGGGACACGCAGTACTCTGGATGCTTCAAATACAGCAGGGTCGACAATGAATCCTTGCTCTACGCACAACTCACGAAGGCGGTTTGCAAGGGGTTCCCATTCGTGGCGAGTTAAGGTCTCTTCAAGCAACCAGTATGCGTGGATGCCGTAGCCCGAACTAACTAAGATTGGTTGCGGTAACCCTACGTTTTTGCAGAACTTCTTGAACTCGGCGAGACCTGTGGCTTGGTCAATATAACCTTTGATAACTCCCTTTTCATCGGGTACAGCCTTCGTGGGGCCGCAATCAATATCCATCCACAGTGCGCGAACATGGGCTACGTTTTCGTGTGTGCGGTTGTTGAGTGGGCCGAACTTGGCACAACCAAAAAACACATCAAACTTAGCTTGTACTAGCGTCTCAATTTGCTCATCTACTTCTGCTCTCGTACTAAAAAACTTCTGATCTGGATACTTCCCTAGCCCAAACACACAGTACCGACCCCCTGTGGGTAGTACTGCGTCTAGTAGGTCAAAGTGGGACATATTTTGTTTTTGCTTCTCTTTGGGCTTTTTTGTAGGTTCTCATCCATCCAATAATCCGAGTACCGTTTTCTTTTGAGGGGTGGGTCTCCCCCATCAGCCAGTTGTAAATCGTCATTCGACTTACCCCTAGGGCTTCAGATGCTTCGGTAACCGGAATATTGTTGCGGAGTAAAAACTTTCCTAAAGCCACATCCAACGACTTAGAAGTATCGTTTTTAATAGATTCAACTAAGCGTTGGCTGTAACCATAGGTCATACTTACTCCTCTTCGCTCCAAGCCTTAACCACAGAATCCAAATCCTTCTTGGTCACGGGTGCTGGCGCGGCTTTAGCGGGGCGTTTGATTGGCTCATCAATGGGGTCAGCCTTAGCGGGTGCTTCTGCTTTAGGGGCAGGGGCTTCCAACTTAGCAGGCTTACCTGACATGTCTGCTTGGTATGGTGTCATAACGACCATCTTCTGCACTTCAGGAGTGTTAGCCACTTTGCTAGTCACAGCGTACTGTGTCTTGTTAATGTACTTAGTCGGCGTAAACAACACAGACTGGTTGTCATTGTCTTCGTTGAAACTAATCTGCGTCACAACGTAGTCCAAGCTCTTGCCGTTATTGGACAAGTACTTAGAGTAGTTTTCAAACGTGTGCGTGTTATCGCCTACGCTATCACCAAACAAAGACTTGGATGCCAAGTTCATTTGATAGACTGAACCTTCAAGGGATGTACCAAAGTCTTCTTCCAACACGAGCGCAATGCGACGTGAGTAGCGGCAAGCCTTAGAGTTACCTTGGCCTGAGCCTTTGATATTCTGACCGCAACTATCGCAACGATCTGCTTGTGGGTTAGCTGAACCTGCATCGGGAGCACGTCCATCGTTAGAGAAGCAATCAGGTGCAGTCGGCTCAGCATCGGGGCTCCACTGTTTAGCGTAGAAGATACGACCAACAGCAGGGGATGCGTTAACAATGACGGCATTCACATTGCCTTTGACCTTGCCCATCTCTTCGCCACCGACTGTCTTACGGAAGATGCCATTCTTGGGCACAATGCGCTTGACTCCGGTACGACCTGCGAGTTGTCGTGTAAGGTCGCTAACTCCTGCTGTTTGCAAGAATTCGGGGAGGTCTTCGTTGAGGATTGTAATGTTACTCATTTTCAGCTTTCTTTAGAACGTCTAACTACCACGGTGTATTCACTTTCGACATTTAGCCCCTTGGGGTAAAGGTCAGGATTCTCAGCGAGAAAGTCTTTCATGTTTGTTTGATGAAGTCGTTTCTCTAACAGGCCAAATGCTCCAGTCTCTTCGATGAAACTGTAGATTGAATCCCAATCATTTGTCCAATACCGTGACTTAATTGAACGCATGATCGTGCCATGTGGGGTGCGAATGCTATCGGCATTCATGTCTTTGCATACGTCTAGCATCTCTTGCGCTAACACTTGCATTTGAGCTTCAAGGTCTTGATCTTCAGCTTCAAACACTTTCTTATTCGCAGATCGCTTGTCGCGTATCTTGATGTAGAGTGAAGTTAGTTTATCTAACGACACCTTCTCTTGAACTTCTTCCATCTGATTCTCCTAATAGTTTGGTGTGTGGCAATGACAGTTCACATAAAGCAGTGTGTTTTAGCGTTTCGTCCGCTAATAAGGGATTTATAACGGCGCTAACCCGTTACCCGTCACTGCCACACAACTCGAATATAACACAACATTTGACAATGTCAAGAGGCGTCTAAAAATTCTTGTCGATAAAGATCAATTATTTTGTTATGGTTCGCTACGTTGTTACGCAACAAAGCATATAAACGTTTCTCCGTTGCGCTTCCGTGTATGTGTACGATAGTCATAGGATTGCGTTGGCCGGGCCTGTCGATGCGTGCGTTTGCTTGCAGATACGTTTCAACACTGGAGGTGGGAGCGTACCAAATAACAGTGTTAGCCGCAGTCAGTGTTAACCCGTGTGATGCCGCTTGCGGTTGAATGACAAGCACCTTGGGGTCAGTGCGTGTTTGAAACTCTTTGACGATCTCTGCACGTCTGTTAGCAGACACAGCCCCGTTAATGACATCGCATGTGATGCCGTTTTTAATTAAGTATTTCGTTAACAACTCAATCGTGTGCGTGAATGGTACAAACACCAACACCTTGTGGCTTGACTCGTCAATCACTTCCTTAATTACTTTGAGGCGGTCGGTTACATCAAACTCAATTACTTCTTTGTTGTCTGAATACACTGCACCGCCTGAGATTTGCAAGAGCTTGTTGAGCTTTACTGCGGCGTTGATAGCCGTAATCTCTTCTCCTGCTGCCTCAATGAGCATCTGCTTCTTGAGTATGTTGTAGTACTTCATCTGCTGTGGTGAGAGTGGAGCCTCTCTGTCAACTGCTGTAACCTCGGGTAAGTCAAGGCAGTCGGCTTTCTCAAACCGAATAGCAGGCTGGAGTATGTTGTGTACAGTGGCTTCCGCAGTGGGCTTAGGTATCCATCGGTAGTCGGTTATCTTGTGCATGACTGAATCGCGGAACTGACCAAAGAAAGGTGACACACCCTTGGGGTTCACGAGCTTTGCCAATCCGTAAGCATCCACAGGCGACTGAGCCGCCGGGGTTCCCGTCAACATCCACAGACCCTTGACCACTTTGGTAATGTCCCGCATGGTTCTCCACCTGTCGGTCTGTGCGTTCTTATATGCAGACGCTTCATCAATCACGATGAGATCAAACCCACCCGCCATGATTTCTTTCTTGACGATCTCAACGCCATCAAAGTTAATGATGACGAACTCAGCAAGTCCGTTAATGATTTCTTTGCGCTTCTCTCTTCCACCGTGTGCTACGGCTACTGTGCGATGCAGAGCAAACTTAAACAGATCTTCTTGCCATGCGGCCTTCATCACCGACAGTGGGCAGACAATAAGCACTCGGCTAATGACTCCAACTTTCATCAAATAATCCACCGCCCAAATCACTGATGCGGTCTTACCTGTGCCCTGCTCATTGAAGCAAAAGCTCTTGCGATTGCCGATTAGAAACTCGGCGGTGGTCTTCTGATGATCGAACGGGGTGAAGCCGTGTGGCCTTGGCCAGTCATACTCTGATAATTTCATTTGGTTTTAATCTAATTGTGTTTCTTGCAAGTTCTAGTTCAAGTAAGTCACGTTCATACAAGTCGTTAAAAAGCGGCATCTGGTCGTGGTTGTGAATTTCCATCCAATCAACCCATCCACTACCAAAGATAAGTAGCCACTTATCCTCGGATGTCATTTCTTCTTACGTTCCTTGGTGCTTGTTTCAGTCACCAACTTGTGCTGTGAGTTACGCTTGAACGAGCGGTTGGCCGTTGGGGATTGCACCTTCGTGCCATCTTTGTTAGCGCCACCTTTGCTCAGCGCCTTAACGTGGGCAATGTCTTTGCCTTCCCTAGAATCCGCAGTGCCGTCCTTGTTCTTGTCAGGATGCTTTTTATCGTACTCATTACGGGCACGCTGACGCTCCATCCGATCAGGCAACTCACCACGGGCAACTTGCTGTTGGTATTCCTTCTTATAAGGTCTTGGTTTGTTTACGTAAGGCATAGTTCATCCTTTGTTGTGTTCACATTGTTTAACCGAGCACCACTTACAAAGTGGGCCTGTCTTGGGGTTCCATACCCCGCTCATGAATGCACCTTCAAGCCGCTCAATATCGGGCAGTACTTTCTGTACATACACAGACTTCATTTTCGCATCATGTTCTGCTTTTACAAACTCTTTACTGACTACGAACATAAGCGCAGACTTGACCCGCTCGATCTCGGGGTACTTGGCAAACAGGGCGGCGGCAATCAGGTCTAGCTGACCCATGTCGGCATAGCGTGCGTTCTTACTTGTCTTGTAGTCGACCGAGTAGGCCAGCTTCTTCTCGCGGTCTAAGATAACCAAGTCGGCAATCCCATGCCACCACACGCCTTCGGCTGAGAACTCGCAAGGCTCTAGGTCTTTGGTTAGCCCTAGCTTTACCTCGCAATGCTTCTCCCCGGGGATGGCGTTTAGTCTATCTAAAGAAGATCTAATGTACGCAAACTTCTCAGGTATGGGCGTGCTATCTCGGATGTATTCCTCGGCAACTGTGTGCATCTCTTTGCCGTACAGCGTAGCAGTTGTATCCCCCTCGATTACATCTTTGGCAACCTTGGTGTGATAGTACTTCTTAGGGCACTGCTGAAAAGTCTTGAGACTGCTGAACGACCAAATGAGTTGTTTCATTTACTGCTTTCGTCTGAGTGGGGTAACGCTTCTTCCGCATATTTAGTGCGACGTTTGTACTTAGGTTCGTGGTCATCTAAGTAGAAGCACGTATCACCCTCAAATCTAACAGGGTCGCCTCTGTATGTCCAAACAGACTTAGGTATGCCGATACCTTTTTGTATGAAGTCAAACCCCTTTTGAGTCAGCACCCACTCACCACCTGCCCGAGTGCCGTCTTCTTTAGTAGCCTTACCTACCAACCCCCAATAGCGTAGCTTCTGAAAGTTGTCCCATTGGTTTCTAGTCAACCCTAAGTTCTTGATGTTGATTGGCCCACCCGCAAAAAAATGTAGTCGGCCTAGACCAACCGCAAGTGCTTTGCTAAATGAGTGTTTGTACTCAACCATCTTTGCCTCGCAGTGAGGGCATTTGTTATTTGCTTTCATATACTCTCCTTTGTGTATTTCTTCCAAATGTCCTTTGCGCTCATACCCCAAAGATCGCCTACCAATTCCTTTAGCTCTTGGTACATCTCGGGCTTTGACATTTTTAAACCTCTGACCCATGCCGCATCCTCAAGCGCGGGTCTAAGTTCTTGCCATAGCTCCTTTTGCTCAGGGGGCATGGTTTTTTCTCTGTAATGAATTCGTTGTTGCCGTTCTCTAGCGTCTTGCCATTCTCTTTGCCGCGATTCAATCTCGCGCCTTTTGTCCTCGGTTGTCTCGTAGTACTGCTCGGGCATCCATACGCTTCTCAACACTGAATTACGAAAGGGGTTAAACATCTTACGCATTGCTCTAGCTTCAATCTGCCTGATGCGCTCGCGTGTGACTGCAAACCTTTTGCCAACTTCTTCTAGGGTGTAGTCGCAGTCCAACTCAATCCCATACCTCATGCGCAATACTTTAGCTTCCCTTGGTGTAAGGCTATCCAACATATCTTTGACTTGCTCGGCTAATTCTTTTTTGTATATTTCGTAGTCGGGGTCGATGTACTGTTCTTCTTCGGGTGGGCATGGTAGCTCGGGAAACATTGAGTCTTCCTTGTACCCGTAGTAGTAATACGTTTCACGCAGTTCTTTGCTTGCGCCCACGAGCGTGCCGTAAGGGATGCTTTGCCCTTTGTTTATCTTGCCGTACGGCCTGTTAGATTTAGCAAGAGCCATAGGTTTTCCCGCATCCCGATTCGCAATTTAGCGGTAGCTCAAGCGCCCACTTGGGTCGCACGCGCATACACATCTCTACGTATTCTTGCGCAGTGTTAGCCTCGGGTGTCGGCGCGATACAAGCAATCGCATCATGCACAGTCATCACAACCTTGTACTTCTTGGCAATCAGTAGCATCTGCTCACCAATCACGATACGGGCTAGGGCTTGGCATACGTTCTCAATGACCTTGCCGCCATAGATTCGGTTGGGTATCGTAGCCTTGCCCCGCTTGGTGTCGTACACCATCTCAGCTTTGCCTTCTTCGTTCTGAAGTATGCGCAG